CTTGAATTCTATTGTTAAAGCTATCCCAAACAGAAGATGGGATGGTAAAAATAAATATTGGTCGGCACCAGCTATAAGAGCTAATGTATCTTATTTAAAAGAAAAGATGAATAATGATATTGCAATAATACACGACTCCGCTAAAAATGTACTAGAAAACTACGATTTTGAGAAAAATATTAGAACAAATAACAAGGGGTTCCCAATATCGAAATACCCATTCAAAACCAAACCGAGACAACAACAATTAGAAGCTTTAAATAAAATATATGGAAATAGAACAGCGGCATTGTTTATGGATATGCGGACGGGTAAAACAAAAGTCGTTATCGATTTTGCTTGTGCTATGAATATGGAAAGTAAAATCGATAGGGTTTTAGTTATTTGTCCTTTATCCATAAGAAAGAATTGGCAAAGAGAGATAAATACACACGCCCCCAATGAATTTGGCGTTGATCATTTTCTACTGGATACATTTAAACCATCTAAATTTGACGAGTTTAATAATGGTTTTGGTTTTAAATGGTTGTTGGTTGGGGTTGAATCGTTGGCGGCGGGGTCAGCGTATAAATATTGTGAAAGATTTTTATTAGGGTCATCAAAATCTTTGGTTGTTGTGGATGAGTCAAGTAAAATAAAAAACCACTCCGCCACGAGATCTAAAAGGTGTGTTTCTTTGGGGAGGATGTCGGAGTATAGAATAGCTATGACCGGTACACCCATAGCGAATGGGCCAATGGATTTGTTTATGCAGTTTGAGTTTTTAGATCCAGATATTATCGGACTAGGTGATTTTTACTCATTCAGGAATAGATATGCTGTGATGGGCGGGTATGATAATAGACAGATCATAGGCTATGAAAATTTAGATGAATTATTAGAAACAATTGAACCATTCATTTTTCAAGTTAGGAAAAATGAAGTTTTTCCTGATTCTCCAGATAAAATATATGTAATAAGAGAAGTAGAATTAAATGAGGCTCAAAGAAAGTTGTACAATCAAATAAAAAGAGATAAAATGGTCCAAGTGGGGGAAAAATCATTAATAATAAAAAATTCTTTAGAAAAAATGTTGAGATTGCAAGAAGTTACTGGTGGAATAGTGACATATGAAAAAAATGGGGAATTTGTTCGTGAATTCATTGATGGCGAAAATCCAAAAATAAATGAACTGATTGAGTGCACTAAAGAATATGATGGGTCAACCATTGTTTGGTGTGCATATAAAGAAGAAATAAATATTGTTGTTGAACAATTACGTAAGGAGTATGACCATGATCAAGTTGTAGAATTACATGGAAACGTATCCGAAGAAGATAGGGATATCAATATAAATCACATGTTTCAAACCGGAAGATCTAGATTTTTAGTGGCCAATGCAGCTACTGGCGGCATGGGGTTAACAATGTCAAAAGCAGAGGTTGAAATATATTATTCAAATACTTTTAATTTTATTGATAGAGAGCAATCAGAAGAACGGGCATTTTCTCCTGATCATAAAAGAGGTACCATCATAATAGATATAGTGGCATCAAAAACAGTGGATGAGCACATATTAAAAGCGTTGACGGAGAAAAAAGATATTTCCGAGTATGTTAGGTCAAATATTGACACGCTAAAAGAATCTATATTTGATGGCGTTGATATTTCTTTAAATAGAGGATAGAGTAATGAAAAAAGTGTACATAACACAAGAAAATACGAATCACAATTACACTCAGGCTGAACAGTATGGCGATATTGTGTTTTTAACCAGATCCGATTTTTCAACGATAAAAAATTCTTTGTCTAATAAAGCATTAATAGAAGAATTAAGATCAAAATTAAAAAATTTTGATAAAGATGATTATGTGATTGTTTCTGGGTCTCCAACAGTAGCATGTGCTGCGTTTATGATATTAAGAGAGAAGACTGATTCTCTTAATATCTTGAAGTGGTCAAATAGAGACCACCATTACCAGCATTTGGTGATAACAGTATGAATATCGTTATCATGATGATTCTTGGGTTATGGACGTTTTATTTGGTATATTGATAATCATGATGTGTGTTTTAATAAAGGAAGATGAATAAGATGAATAAGATGAATAAGATGTATGAATTTTCACCCGAAGATATAGAGTCTTTAACTACTTTAGAATTGATAAAAGAATTTGATCTCTTAAGAAGGATAAAAGAAAAGCTAGAAGAAAAGCTAAAAGAAATAAATAAAAAATATGATTTCATAAGAATAACGGTAATACCAAATAGGTTTGAGTCAGAGGGAATTGAAAGTATGAAAGTAGAAGGAGTAGGAAGAATCAATCTAACTGGTGATATGTATGTATCAATCCTTCCTGACAAAAAAACCGAAGCGTATGATTTTTTTAGAGATATTGGGAAAGGCTCTTTAATAACAGAAACGATCAACAGTTCTACATTAAAGGCGGCGGTGAAACAAATGATACTATCTGGTGAGGAGGTTCCAGATAGTATTGTTAAGGTCACCCCTTTCACAAGAGCCTCTATAACAAAGAAATAGAGTATTAGCATAGCGGGTTTTGGCTAATCAAGGATGGGCTCTTGCCGCAATTTTGCCCAGAACATGTTAAATATTGACTGGAGATATATATGAAAAATGAAATCATTTTACCGAACGAAATTATGCCTGATTTTTTGAAAAATAAACAATCAATAAGAGGGACTGAGAATATAACAGCGGAAGATCTGATAATTCCAAGATTAGAATTAGTCCAAGATTTATCCCCCTGCAGGAAAAAACAAGATCCAAATTACATTGATGGTATTGAAGAAGGTATGCTGTACAATAATGTAACCAGACAGAATTATGGTTTAGAAGCTTTAGTTCTCCCTGTTTATTACAAGAAGGAGTTTTTGTTGTGGAAGACTAGGGATTCTGGAGGTGGGTTTAGGGGTGCTTTCGAATCAAAAACAGAAGCTGAAAAATTTAAATCTTCATTGGAAGATCACCAGCACATAGAGATAGCTGATACTGCCCAACACTTTTGTTTGTTGATCCACCCGACATCCAACAAAGTTGAAGAAGTAGTGGTATCAATGAGCAGGTCTAAGCTAAAAGTATCAAGGAAATGGAATTCATTGATTAGGATGAATTCTGGTGATTCATTTAGTAGAGTGTACAAAATCAGTACGGTCTCAGAAAAAAATGCAAAAAACCAAGATTATTATAATTTTTGTATTTCGCCTGCTGGCTATCCAACTGCTGAAGTTTATGATAGGGCTGAAAAGTTGTATGAAGCTATAAGTAGTGGTCTAGGTAAAGTAGACCGCAAGTTTGACGAAGAACCGGAAATTTCTGGTTCTGAATATTAAAACTTAGCTATTAGGGCGGGTATTAATACCCGCCCTATCAAAGGATATTTATGGTAGATACTTTCAGCGTATATGGTCCGCCAGGTTGTGGAAAAACAACCGAAATGTTAAAAAGATTAGAGGAAGCTAAAAACAAATATTCAGTTGATGAAATTTGTTTTTTATCGTTTACAAAAGCTGGCGCTTCAGAAGCTTTGAAACGCCTCAACATAAAAAAATCAGAAAAAATATGCACAATACATTCATTGATGTTTAAATTGAACAACTTATCGGTTGTTTCGGTTGTCGATCACAATAAATTGAAAAAGTTTGGTGATAAAACGGGGTTTAGGTTCAAAGGTACTACAAATGACACATCTGAGAACATGGAAATCGGTGATCAATATTTATCAATTTTATATAAAGCTGTTAATAAAATGGTTGATATAAAAAGTGAATATTACGAATCAAATAGACCAGGAGACTGGCATAATTTCAAGTTTTTTTGTGAATGCTACGATAATTGGAAGCTGTCGAACGGATATTGTGATTTTAACGACATGCTGTTGATGTATTTGAGGAATACGGTCGATCATAAATCAAAAGCGGTTTTCATAGATGAGGCTCAAGATTTATCTAATTTGCAATGGTCAGTTGTTGATAAAATTATTTCGTTCCCATATGTTAAGGAAGTCCATATAGCTGGAGATGATGACCAGTCTATATATGAATGGTCAGGTGCTAACGCTCATGGTATGCAAAGATTTGAAAACAAATACGATTCTGATAGATTGGTACTGAATCAATCATTTCGTGTACCGAGATCAATACACGAAATAGCCATTAAGACAGTTAATACAATAAAGAGAAGGGTACAAAAAGAATATTTACCGAAAACTGATGAGGGTATAATAAGACGATCGTCATTTTTTAATTCGAATTTATTTAGTAGTGGTGATGACGTACTGATTTTATGTAGAAATTTTGTTACAAAAAAAGAGATAGAAGAAGAATTAATTAGATCAAGGGTACCTTATTCTAATGATAGTGGTTTGCCTAGTTTATTTAGTAACAGGATAGCTGAAGCTATAAAAATATTTAAAAAAATGGAAAATGGTGAGGCATTAACACAACCCGAAATAGATAAAATGTTAACAGTTTCCGACGATAGAACTAAAAAAGAATTATCAACTAAATCTTTCCAACAAGTGTTGAAAAGGGGGTACATGGCTTCTTTTGTTATACCCATACATCTGGTAGATTTTTATAGAGAAGCGGATTTTTCAGTAATACCGACTGTCAGAGTGTCGACGATCCACGCATCTAAAGGTAGGGAAGCTGACCACACAATACTTCATACAGGTTTGACCAACAAAACTTTGTTGGATATGGATAGTAATCCAGACGCTGAGGCAAGGGTATGGTATGTTGGGTTAACTAGGTCTAAAAGGATATTGGATATAATTGAAGGAGACAACGGGTATGCGGTCTAAATTTCCTAATATATCAGAATGTAGATATATTAGCTATGATACAGAGACAACTGGTTTAAGTTGGTGGAAAGATAAAGTTTTTGGGGTGTCTATATGTACTCCGGATGGAGAAGGGTACTATTTCGACATAAGGAAAGATGAAGAGGCATTAAGATTTTTGAGAAGCGAAATCCCGAAATGCAGAAAGATAGTATGTCACAATGCTAAATTCGATTGGCATATGTCAAGAGAAATCGGAATAATTTTTCCAGATGACCGCATTGATGATACAATGTTACGGGCCGCATTGATAGATGAACACTTATTAACATATGATTTAGACTCTCTAGGTAACAAATACATAAAAATTGGTAAGGACACTAAAATCTATGAAGAGTTATCGGAAATATTTGGCGGTAAACCAACGAAAAGTGCTCAAATACCTAATTTATCACGGGCCCCACACAATCTCGTAGCCAAATATGCAATACAAGACGCCACAACTACTCTGAAGTTGTGGGAATGGCAAGAAGAAGAAATAGATAGGCAAAATATTCACAATGTGTGTGAATTAGAAAGAAGACTGTTACCGGTTTTAGTTGATATGGAACGGTATGGGGTTAGAATAGATGTAGACAGAACTGAAATAGCTATTAAAGAAATAGATCAACAGTGTGAAACAACACAAAAAAAATTAAACCAATTAGCTGGGTTTGATGTTAATCCAAACCCTTCCAATTCTATTAAAGCGTTATTTAAACCGAGATTTGTTGACGACAGGTGGGTTTTGATTGATGGTACTGTAGCCCCATCAACCGATAAAGGCGGTGTTAGTATTGATTCTACAGTATTGAGAACAATGAAACATCCCGCAGCCGGATTAATTTTAAAGTTGAGGAAGATGATAAAAACTAGGGACACATTTTTGAAAGGACATATTCTTAATCATCACAACAATGGTGTTGTGCATGCTAACTTTAATCAAACTAAATCAGATAACGATTTGGGCACAAGCACCGGAAGATTGTCTGCAAATAATCCCGCACTACAACAGATACATAAAAGAGATGTGGAAATCGCTTCAATTGTTAGATCCTTGTTTTTACCTGATGAACATCATGTTTGGGTTTGTAACGATTGGGCACAGATGGACTTCAGGGTATTCGCTCATTATGTCAATGACAAAAGAATATTGGAGATCTATGAAAAAAATCCGGACACAGACTTTCATAAGTTGGCCAGTGATCTAACTGGCCTACCTAGGTCCCCACGATTCACCGGTGACGCTAATGCTAAACAAATAAATTTAGGGTTGGTGTTCGGAATGGGCCAAGGCCGACTTGCTGCCGAGATGGGCTTGCCCTACACGGTTGAGGTTAGCGCCAGCGGTAGAGAATACATAAAACCAGGAGAGGAGGCGACTAGAGTGTTTGAGAAATATCATGAGGCGATTCCTGGTGTACAAGATCTATTGAAAAACGTTGCATCCATCGCTAGAAGTAGGGGTTATGTAAAAACTATTTATGGGAGACGAATACGTTTTCCGAAAGGTCAACACACTCACAAAGCGGCGGGGCTCATATTCCAGGGCTCAGCAGCCGATGCGCTGAAATTAAAATTAATCGAATTACATAATTATTTGAAATCGACAAATTCCGAAGCTAGGTTATTGTTGAATGTCCATGATGAATTTGATGTGTCAGTACCGGTAGATAGAGACGATATAAAAAAAGAAATAAGTAGGATTGTAACAGAATTCAATGATGAAATAAAATTTAGGGTTCCAATTAGAACGGATCAAGGAGTCGGGGAGAATTGGTGGGAAGCATCAAAATAGGGGATTAACGGTATTGACTTTTTAAAAATAGTTATGATATAATTCAATTATGAAAAGGATAGTATATGGGAAATTTAATAGAAAGGCACCCGACCGCGACTTTGATCTTAGTCTTTTTATTGTTCGGTTATATTAGTGAAATGGATTTTAAAGATTCACAATGCGATATAGAAAATCGAAATAATCCTAATTGTGAAATATATTTTTCCGGAGAAATTAAATGATCAAAAAAGTTTACATGATAATCGATTTACAATATGGATCTACTGGTAAAGGGTTGTTGGCTGGGTATTTAGCAAAGCAACAATGTCCAGATACTGTAGTAACAGCATGGGCCGCAAATGCAGGCCACACATATATTTCTGAAGATGGTAGAAAATTTGTGCACACAATGTTGGCTAATGGCATTGTGTCCCCGAATTTAAAAAAAGTAATGATTGGACCAGGTTCGATCATTGACACAGAAAATCTATATAAAGAGATGGACAAGTGTAAAGATTTATTGGGAACAGTTGAAATATATATTCATGAAAATGCTGCAGTGATAACAGATGAGCACAGAAAAGAAGAAGATAAGTCTATGGTAAAAATCGGGTCAACAAAAAAAGGTTGTGGAGCTGCAGCAATACAGAGAATAAAGCGCGATCCAGATAATATGAACACTGCTGAAGTTATGCAATGGAATAATATAACCTTTAGAAAAATATTGAGAGATTTTAGAAACGTTAGTGTTGTTAAAAACACCACATATCAACAATTATTAGATACAAGTGAGATAGTTGCGATAGAAGGTGCTCAGGGATATAGCCTTTCCATATATCACGGATTTTATCCTTATACAACTTCAAGAGACGTTTCAACGTTTCAAATTTTAGCCGATTGCGGTATACCGGCTGGCTGGTTTAAGTACATAACTATCATCGGTACTGCAAGAACTTTTCCTATTCGTGTTGCGAATAGATTTAATGAGTCGGGTGAACAAGTCGGGTGGAGTGGGCCGTGTTATCCGGATCAAGAAGAAATAACATTCGAATCAATAAATCAAGAAATAGAATTAACAACTGTGACAAAATTACCACGAAGAATTTTCACATTTTCAGTTAAACAAATAGCCGAAGCGGTTAGACAAAATAAAGTTGACAAAATATTTTTAAATTTCGCTAATTATTGCCCATCCAGAGATTATTTAAGTACGATAATTGACAACATAGAACATGTGTCAATTGGTGGTAATGTTGAGTGGTTGGGGTTTGGTCCTTGCCATGACGACATTGAGACCAAATCATCTTTAATAAAAGAGGGCTATTTCAATTCTGAGGGGGTATCTTACCATGAGTGAGATAAAAGATTTGACTAAAGAAATTGTGGAGTGGGCGGATTCTGTATTTCCGGACAGAGGACCGCAGGCAGCTTTATTAAAGTTATTTGAAGAAACAGGAGAATTGGTAAAAAATCCAAAGTCTCCTGGAGAATATGCTGATATTTGTATAATGTTGTTTGATTTGGCAAATATGAATGGTATTGATTTATCATCAGCCATCAAAGATAAATTACAAATAAATAAAAGAAGGACTTGGGAAAAATCCTTAACCGGTACTCTTCAACATACCATATTTCCGGATTTTGAACCATCTGAATTATTACGGCTATCAGAAATAGCTAAAAATCTATATGAAATAGGTAAAAGAGATTTCAGAATGGGAAAGGCACAGAAAACATTTAAAGATTTTTCATGCATCAAGGAATATGAATGGTATTTGAATGGATATAGAATGGGAGACGGAGATAATGATTAGTTTGATTGAAAAACTGAGAACTGGCCATGTACATAGATGGCATATTGTCAGAACCGCGAGAGAACAAACTCTTGCCGAACACATGTATAGAGTATATTTAATCACAGATGAAATATGCAGAATTCTAAACTTACATGAAGATGTTTGGGGCATATGTATTATTTGGGCTTTAAACCATGATGTACCAGAAGTTTTAGTAGGTGACATGCCCACACCTACTAAAAAATTTTTGAAAGGTGCCTTTAATCATATTGAAAATAGTTTAGATAAATTACACAAAGCTATGTATGAAGATCTAAAAGAAAACAATCCCGTAGTATTAGATATAGTAAAATTAGCGGACTTGATGGAATCGATTGATTTTTTAACTTTAGAGGCTATAGGTGATCATGCCTCAAATGTTAAAAAGAGTCTATCTAGTGATTTTTTTAGCGAGGTGTCAAAATGTAGAGAAAAATATCCCGATCATGACTGGAACAAAATAGTAACATTGCTGTCAACCATTTTACCTATAGGAAGCTAAAGATGAACAAAAAAGTTAAAATAGAAATTGGACCAATAGTGTCTGCTGATGATTTCGGTAAACCTATACCTACCCACCATTATGAGTTCGGCAGGGTTAGAGAGAAACCAGAAATTCAATACGGTGAAATCTTTGATCTAGATTTTTTTTACAAAATCGGGATTGATGATTTATTTTTCACAGAAAATAAAGAATTGATTTATGATGGTATGATGATGGTAACTCAAACAATAATAGATAGATTAAAAGTAATTTATGAAGAATATTTAAATAAAAAATTGTTTTATGCTGAAAATGTTCAATTGATTTGGTTGTATAAGTGGATGGAAGCTTGTTCCAGGTATATGGTTTTGCCTGGGTTCCAAGTGTCTTGGGTGATTGAAAACGAAAACAGTGAGTTAAAAAATGAAAAAAGAGGAATTTGAAAAATTTATAGAGGATCAGTTTAACACAATCAAAACTTTATCTAGAAGTAAAGGAGAAGAGTATTCTAGAAGTCAAGATCAATTAGCTAATTTCAAAAGGCAGTCGATCGACCTTGGCGTAGACCCAGAAAAAATTTTAATGGTTTATTTAAATAAGCATTTAGATGCTATAAAATATTGGGTTAAGAATAATGAGTCACTTTCAGAAACGATACAAAGCAGAATCGATGACTCAATATTATACCTTATTCTTTTAAAAGCGATTATTAAGGATGTTGGATCACCGTCTTCTTATAGCATAGACCATTGGAAAGGTACAGAGAGGCATGAATGAATTAGTTGTGTTACCGGAAATATTTATTCTAAAAGCCCTTGATAAGTATTTCCTTTAATTCATCGGGGTTTATTGAATTTTCCCAAAACTTTAGGGCAATTTTTTTGTGTTCATCATAAGTCAGTTGCCCTATCTCATAAACCATTTCCCACCCGAATATCATATAATTTTTTTCAACTTGTAATAGCACAAAACATAATCCCCCCCTTCTCCCAAATGTTTTTATCCAATTCCTTTGAGTAGAAGTTAAATGATCTATTTTCATGATTTTTTTAGGAAGTTTTTCTAAATATTTTAGTTCAATCCAACCATGGGTTTTTATGCAATAAGATAAATCAGGAATACCTGATGAGTATTTATCTTCATGTCTTTGCACTTCCCAGTGTTTTGACATTATTCTTGATAAATATTTATATAAGGTTTTTTCTGACATATGGGGACCATGTAAGAGAATATGTAACGACAGGAGGACGGCTTTCCACGGGCATTTTATAAAAGGGTGGAGGGATATACATAGCCAACCACCCGAGAGAAAATTATGGAGAGATAACAAACTTCCCTTCAATTTTTGTTATTTTTTCCACATCAACCAATCCGACTTTAACTAGCCGTCTAATTCTGTTACCTATATTCATTCTCTTTAAGCCGTTAGATAAGTGGCTTATTTTGTTTTTAAGGTCTTCAACATTAATCCCGACAATTCCGGCTAGTTGTAGCATTTCTTCTAAGTCATCTGCTTCTTGAAGAAGTTTTGCTACATCATCATTTATATTTTGAATTTTTTTACCGGAAGACCTAGAATTTGGTTTTTTGTTTCCAGCTTTTATAGGTCTTAATACTTGAGCTGCAAACATTTTAATGTGGCCTTTTTTTTCTGCGTGAACATATATAGTTGTGTCACTATCATCAATACGTGTCACGACCCATTTATTATCTGGTTCATCACGATATTGCACAGTATCTCCGACTTTATATTTAAGTTCCAAAATAACCTCCCGTCAATCAGAATAATGCGTAATAGTTACATCACTGGCCTTCGGATCAGTTTTATTTTTATCTATGATTTTTACCCAATCCATAACATCTTCCATTGTACAAGAATAATCAAAGGGTTTTGATATTCTTGTCGTGATGTACATGAGTTCGGTAACTTCTTCGTACATATTATAACTAGCAATAAATTTCATTTTACATCTCCTTTAAAATTTTACCATACGTTTTTTCATTAAATTTCCAACCCAAACAAGGAAAATGCCCATCTGTCATGATTAACCAAACACCATCCTTTAGTATACGGTATTCGGAACATATCACGGTACTTACTTTTAACCACGATGTTACCATAACTTTTTATTCTATTGTTTCTATTGTCAACTAGCTGAGCTATAATACTTTTATCTTCAGTTTCTTGAAAAATAACGGACACTCCTTTAAACAAATGTGGTTCAGATGACAGTCTTTCCCGCAACCACAAATCATATTTCGAAGATTGGTGCACAGTTTGTAAATTAGAAAAAAGTTTAGTTTTTTTCATTCATTGATCCGTTCATTGTTGGTTAACCCCATCAAGTAATCAACGGACACATTAAAAGTTTTTGAAAGTTTAGCTAGTGTATCCAGTGATGGGTTCCTAAGAACGTCTTTACATTCATAATGCCATATTGAATTAGATGACACTTTGGCTAATCTACTTAATTCTAATTGGCTTAATCCCAATTTTTCACGCTGCAATTTTAGTCTTTCGGCCATCACGGCCCTTTTGTAAATTTTCATTTTAGGTCTCCTTCCTTATTGCTAACAATTTTGTTTTTCACGAACTTAACAATATCTTTTTTGTTGTTAATGGCGATTATAAGACCTTCTGGCGTGTAAGGTCTTTCTTTGGACAATTGTTGGTAAATTTGGTCGAGTCTTTCTGCTGTGCATTCAAAAACAGGTATATCATTTAAAACGACGGGAACCGTTTTTATGCAGCCTGGTAGCTCACCGCCCCAAGCATACATAAAATTATTTACATCGTAATTTAGTGATTCCAAGCTTAAATTTTTAAACCCGTATCCCAAATCAAACCCGTATTGAATCCGACATTTTGCAAACATGTAAAATCCATGTTCGACATGTTCTCCTGTTTTGTGAGTTTTAGATTGTTTGCTGATCCATTCTCCAAAAACCACAGAACCTGGGCAGATTTTGGAGAGTTGATCAGCGTTGACAGAAACAAATTCTGTCAACCCGGGGTAGCCGTCGTAAGTTATTTTTTCTGATTTAAAATCAAGAGTAGTCCAGCTGTTTCTAAAAAAAACAAAAAATTTTTTCGTGTTTGACATCCCAAACCCGATGTTTGATCCATCTAGTTTTTCTGTAATTTGACACGACCAATCAAATTTTTCGTATCTAACTGTTTTAGGGTACATACTCATTAACCTTTCTCCCAAATTTGCTGGATTTTTTTGACTTTTCTATTAAAGTCTTAACCATGTCAATCATTTTTAAACCTTTCATCTGCCGCTTCGTTAGCGATTTCCATAGCCCGTTTTTCTGTAACCTTGTGTTTTTTCCTCAAAAAATAAGCAAACCTAAGAATAAACTCTTCCCGATCTGTTATTTTTGCGAATTCTTCTGGCATAAAGTTTAAATAAGGCATGCGCTCACCAGACATTAGACGATACCTCTTGTTTGAAAATGATCAATCTCATTTTAGGTCTCCTTATGTTTCACGTGAAACGTTACATATTAATATCATACTGTTCACCACGTTCGATGCAATCGAGCATGCGTTTAAATTCTTCAATTTGTTTTTCTTCTTCTTCTTCTTCAGAAGCACGAGAAGCACGAGAAGCAAAAGCAGAAGCAGCAGAAGCTGCACGAGGAGCATAAGCATAAGCATCATCAGCAGAAGCATAAAAATCAGCATCAACAGCATAAACAGCATAAAAAGCAGCACGAGCAGCAGCAACATCAAGATCAGAAGCAGCACGATCAGCAGCTTCAGCAGCATGAGCATCAGCAGCATCATCACGAGCAGCATTTAGCTCATCAATTGACGCTTCGCCCTTCGCGTACCTATACGCAACAGCTAAAGCATTTTTTGACCTATCATCACGCATCAAATGCTCAACGCGCTTAACGCACCAGGTTGAAAAAATTCCGATTTCTCGGTCATAACCTTGAATCAGCCTAAAGCACCATGCTGTATCCCTCCACCCGTTATTCTCCAAAATGAACAAAATCGGTACATCTAAATCTGGTATTTCTTTCATGTTTGGATCAAGCTCAAGTCCATCAAGCAACTTACGCCAGAATTCGTGGCATGGTTTTGCTTCATATATTTTTCTTAAATTTATTTTCATTTTCATTTTAGGTCTCCTTATGTTTCACGTGAATCATTGGTTGGCCTGGTCGGACTCGAACCGACTGAGCTACAGGCCACTTCACGCCTGTATTAAACTAATCCTTTTTCCGCTTCCACTGCTTCATGCAAGCTTTGATAATGTATGCGTTGACAATCTTCAATTAATTCAATCAAGTATGTGTATACTGTAAACAAATCGTCTTCAGTATACACTCCGCAAGAACATCCTAGAAATAAAAGATTGTCAACATCTTCAAAGCAGTCAGTTCTAGCATCGTAATTATTATAAAGTTTGTACAAGAACTTATTTGTGAATTCTTTATTTAAACACAAAGTGTTGGACGGTAATGAATAAGTGTCGCGATCATAACATGCACCACTGTCGATAGCCACATCAAATTTAAAGCCATTTATATTAAATTTATCACCAGATAAAAAGTATGATGCAGCTAAAAACCATTTATCGTCTGATCTCAATTCTAAACAAGATTCAAAAACATCAATATCTTCAACTCTATAGTTTACATACATTTTATTTCGTCCTTCCGTATTTGAAATTAGCCGCATCTTCCGCAATCTCCAAAGCTCTTACTTCAGTAAAGTTATGCTTCTGCATTAAGAATTGTGACAATAATGACACAAACTCTTCCCGATCTGTTATTTTGGAGAATTCTTCTGGAACAAAATTTTTCAAGGGTACGCGTTCATCAAACATTAGACGATCCCCCTTGTATAATGATCAAAACGTTTGGTGTGGATATTGTTAATTTTTGAAATGTTACACGACTGTTTGAAGAAAAGACTAAGCCCTCAAACTCGATTTGTTTTTCGTCAACTCGAAACGATGACACGCCATGGTTCTCTAAAAAGAACAACAAATAATTCAATCTTTCTGTAAAGCCAGCAGCCTTCAGAGCCAGCTTTATCGAGCCAGACATTAAGCATGTATATTGCGGTAAGCATGTATAATGTGTCTCTTTACCGACAATGTCACCAGCAGCGTTAATTTGTGTGTCCCATTGCGGGTCTAAAAATCTGTCTAAATTTTCGTTCATTTTCAACTCTCTTCTCTATTAAGTTCAAAATTCTATTATAACATATTAAAAAGTTTCCGTCAACCTGATCCGACGAACGGTTGACGGAGTGAATATCACACTATCTCAAGCTCTTTTTGTTGCTTTGCTTCTTTTTTAGCTTGTTTGTTATAATGTCCGCGCAAACAATTACCAAGTGCCATTCTTTGCATTCCAACATTTAGTTTAGAATATCTAGACATTAACTCATTTACTGTAATGTTTAATGTGTTCGAAACAATTTGATAAACTTCATCAATAGATTTACCCCTCAGCAACTCTGCTATTTTGTCATTACAGTCTATCGTACGCCTGCCGCTGCTTGTGCGCGTATCAGACACATAATAATTAGAAATTAAAGATCTTGAGTTGCCGACTTTCACATATTTTTCACCAAATTTATCTTTCACAATATAAGCTCCGACACTACTTGCACTACTTGAATCTTGCATTTTGTTTTTCTCCGAACTAAAATACTCAATATTACTGTTTCGAATTTTTTTCATTTTACCGTCATTGAAAAAAATTGTCGACCAGCCGCCTTTAACACTACTTAGTGTCACTACTTCTTTCGTATCACTCAATCTAACTAACATTTTCATTTTCTATCTCTCTTCTCTATTAAGTTCAAAATTCTATTATAACATATGCAGCTAAATGTGTCAATATTGATCCGACGAGCGGTAAACACTACCTCCATAAACTGCCGCTCGTCGGATCAATATTGACGGAAACTTTTTAATATGTTATAATAGAATTTTGAACTTAATAGAGAAGAGAGATAGAAAATGAAAAGAATTGAAGAGAACAATAGTTGCGTAATGTTTAATGTTGAAATAGTAGCACGCGGATACATTACACATATTAAAATAGATAGAATAATGTACTTCGTTTTTGAAAGAAACGAACATAATGAAATAGAACTCGATGTTGAAAACACACACGAATTTTTAATGTTCGTTTATGAACAACTCGATGATGAAAATTGCGATGATGTAGAATTAGAATGCAGATCACTACTAGTTAAAGTCGCTGAAAATCTATCTAAACATCAGATGACAACAACACAAGACGCGATAGAACACAATTCTTGATTAAGAGAAAAACCGAAACCTACCGTCGGTCGGGGAAATCTTGACGGCCGCATGGTAGGTATGGTATAATATAGGAACCGGCAGTCATACGCCAAATATTCCAAAACTTGCAAAGATGACACACTGTACAGTATATGGAAGATTTGGCGTACATAGTGGGAACCAATACAACCGCCAGGAACCACCAATCTGACCACACTGTACATACGTGTATAGCGTCGCTCTCCGAAAACACTCTGATAAATATTCTCTAGTTCTCCGAAATTTCACGTATGTACAGTATACACACATATGTACGACACGCGAGACACGCGAGACAGATCTGTAACCACAGCGTGCGCCAAATCTTCCATATACTGTACAACAAACGTCGACAGACATTCACAAACATGCGGCTTAATATTTCTTATATATTTTGATTGTATTTCTTATATATATGTGTTTATCAGTTGGGTGTTGGGTACTTCGCGTTTTCGCCCGAACCTCTACCGGTCGTCGCCCGAACCCTGAGACCCCTTGACAGAGAACAAGTTTTATGGTATAATCGAGTTATAAGTATATGAGCCATTTTAAAATATGATAAATGTAGATATATATAAAAAACAATTGGAGCATCAGTATGCGCAAGAGGCCATTGATGAAAAAAATAATATAACTATATTTGCGATAGGTGGGTTCATGCCTGAGGATATCGAAGAGGCAAAAAAATGGTTGTTAACTAATCAAACATTGAAAAACATGACTGGGATGCAATTAAATATTTCGGAAATAATAAAAATTGAGAATGAGTTTAGAATTTCCTTAATCAATAAACTGAACTATTTTCTAAAGTGTTTGGAGCAATCAAAGGGAGTGTTGAAGAATGCATTGATGTTGTGTGGTATGAGTAGGGGGCAAGTAGAAAAGTATAGGGGTGACTTTCCGATATTTAGAACGGTGTGGGATGAAATAGTTCAGGGCATTATTGACGAACTGGAGGAAGCAGCTTTCCAAAGGGCTGTAAGGGGTGTTGAAAAAGATGTTTATTTCAAGGGGCAGGTAGTTGGTAAAGAAACACAATATTCAGATAGTTTATTAGCTTTAATGTTGACGAATAGACGGTCCGAACTGTATGGTAAAGATAAGGACACTAAGAAAGAAAATGGGCAAGTGTTATCAGTAACTATAAATAAAGATGATGAAAAATTATGAAATTAACCGCTAAGCAACAAGAAGCGAAAAAAATATTCATAAACAAATCTATGAATATTATGTTGTTTGGTGGGTCTCGTTCTGGTAAAACTTTTTTAATGGTTTGGGCAGTGGTGATGAGAGCTATTAAGGCCCCTGGGTCACGCCATGCTATTTTAAGATTCAGATTTAATCACATAAAAGCATCTATAATACTGGACACTTTCCCAAAAGTGATGAATATCATGTACCCTGGGGTAGAGTGGGTACTAAACAAATCAGATTGGTTTGTTAAATTCTCTAATGGTTCTGAAATATGGTTCGCGGGGTTGGATGATAAAGAAAGAACAGAAAAAATATTAGGTAATGAATATGTTACTATATATTTTAATGAATGTAGCCAAATAGCTTATCAGGCTGTTGGGGTTGTAACAACTCGTTTAGCCCAAAGAGTGTATCAGATCATTGAAGGTAGGGAGAATGTGTTGATATCTCCGAAAGCATATTTCGACTGTAATCCTCCTTCGAAATCACATTGGACATATCAATTATTTATAAAAAAAGTGGATCCAGAAACAAGAGAACCACTTATCAATCCAAGTAATTTTGTATCATTCAAAATGAATCCGGTAGATAATGCCGAAAATCTTTCTGAAAACTATTTACAAACATTGAAAGAATTGCCCCCCCGATTAAGAAAAAGGTTTGCAGAAGGAGAGTGGGCGGATGCTACTCCTGGGGCATTATTTAGTGATGAAACGATAGAAAAATGGAGAGTAATTGATTCTGAAATCCCCGAACTGACTAGAGTGGTAGTGGCAGTGGATCCGTCGGGATCGGGGGATACTGACAATGCTGACAATGATGCTATTGGTATAATTGTTGCAGGATTAGGTATTAATGGGGTATGTTATATACTAGAAGATTGTACAGTAAAAGCTGGGCCTGGAGTGTGGGGGCGTGTGGCTACTTCGGCATACGATAGGCATAAAGCTGATACAATCGTGGCAGAAACTAATTATGGCGGGGCTATGGTGAAACAGGTAATACAGGTAGCCCGTCCAAGAACTCCAGTGCTGGCTGTTACAGCCAGCAGAGGTAAAATGGTAAGGGCTGAGCCAATTTCGGCTTTATATGAACAGGGGAAAGTAAGGCATGTTGGGTATTTCCATGAGTTAGAAGAAGAATTAAGTTCTTTTTCAACCACAGGATATTTGGGGAAAGAATCACCAAATAGGGCGGATGCTATGGTTTGGGCCGTTAGTTCGTTGTTTCCAGCTATTATGAAATCAACGGAAAAATCCAGTGCATCTTCTGTTCTTCCTGTTGTTAATCATTATAATAGGCAAGCATGATGGCTAGGAAATCTAAACAAGAAAAATTGTTCGATATTCATGAGGAAGCTCTTAGGGAGTTTGAATTAATTCAAACTGCATTACGTGATGAACGTATGCAATGCCTACAAGATAGAAGGTTTTATTCTATTGCGGGCGCGCAGTGGGAAGGGCCACTTGGGAATCAATTTGAAAATAAACCAAAATTTGAAGTAAATAAAATACATTTATCTGTGATGCGGATAATTAATGAGTATAGAAACAACAGAATAACTGTCAATTTTGTCAGCAAAGACGGTAATAATAGTAATGAATTAGCTGATATTTGTTCATCTTTATATAGGGCCGATGAACAGGATTCAATAGCCGAAGAAGCGTATGACAACGCTTTTGAGGAGGGTGTTGGGGGCGGGTTTGGTGCTTGGCGTTTAAGGTCTGAGTATGAAGATGAGGAAGATGAGGAAGATGAAAGGCAGAGGATTCGAATAGAACCTATTTTTGATGCTGATTCGTCCGTCTTTTTTGATTTGAATTCGAAAAGACAAGATAAGAGTGATGCTAAATTTGCTTTTATAGTTAGTTCTATGACATATGACGCGTTTAAGAGTGAGTATGGTCAAGACCCTGCTGCATGGCCTAAAATTGTTACACAAAGACAATTTGACTGGCTAACACCAGATATTGTATATGTAGCTGAGTATTATAAAATAGAATTTACAACGGAAACTATTCTCACATATGAAGGGTTGACGGGGGAAGAGAAACGAGTATCAGAATTGGAATTAGAAGAAAACCCAGAACTGGGATATGAATTAGAGTCAATGGGATTTAGGGAAATAAAACAAAGGAAGTTGAAAAAGAAAAAAGTACATAAATATATAATGTGTGGTAAATGTATATTGGAAGATTGTGGATATATTGCTGGGAAAAATATCCCGATTGTACCATTTTATGGTAAGCGTTGGTTTATTGACAATATCGAACGATGCATGGGGCACGTTCGATTAGCTAAAGATAGTCAGCGTTTAAAAAACATGCAAATATCTAAATTAGGGGAAATAAGTGCTTTATCATCGGTGGAAAAACCGATTTTCACTCCTGAGCAAATATCTTCACACCAAGTGATGTGGTCAGAAGATAATATAAAAAACTACCCTTATTTGTTAGTTGATCCGATAACAGATGGAACGGGTAATGTGGTGTCAATAGGACCAGCATCATACACAAAAGCCCCTGACTTACCGGCCGCATTGGCCGCATTACTTCAATTAACTGAATCCGATATACAAGATGTATTAGGGAACCAAAAGATGGGGGAAAGGTTAATCGCTAACGTTAGTGACGAAGCTATAGGGCTCGTTCAAGGTAAATTGGATATGCAAACATTTATTTACATATCCAATATGGCCAGATCTATAAAAAGATCTGGTGAAATATGGTTATCTATGGCCAAAGAAATACTTGTTGAAGAAGGTAGAATTATGAAGGGTGTTGGGTTGCAGGGGGAGGTTACCCAAATAGAATTAATAAAACCACAATACAATCAAAATGAAGGGCGAATAGAATATTTAAATGATTTAAGTAATTCAGATTTCGATATAGCTGTTGAAGTAGGTCCTTCATCATCCAGTAGGAAAAATGCTATAACAAAAGCATTGACCAACATATTACAAATTGTCCAAGATCCCGAAACTATACAGGTTTTAGTGTCCATGATACTGATGAATCTTGAAGGTGAGGGAATTAATGATGTAAGATCTTATTTCCGCAAAAAATTAGTTAAATTGGGTGTTGTTAAACCCACAGAAGAAGAATTACTACAATTACAAGAAGAAGCTAAAATGGCTTCACAACAGCCTCCCGACGCTCAAACCCAATTTTTACAAGCGTCCGCTGAAGAGGCTACTTCGAAATCAATAAAAGCTAAAGCAGACACTATGCTATCTTTAGCTAAGGCTGAAGAGTCTAAGGCCAAAATATTAGAAATATTGTCAAATGTTGATATAGATCAACAGAACCAAATACTTAAAGCCATTAAAAATTTTGCCCCACCCGCACTAGAGAGTAGTGATATTGGGCAAGAGCTGGGTGACCGTCGTACCCAAATCCCACAAATTGACGAGTTGAGTAGGGTCTAAAAATGGAAGAACAACAGACAGGTGAAACAAATGATATTATTGATTCTAATTCTGATCTCAATATTGTTGATGATTCAAACGATATTGAGACTGAGAGGGACAACCTTGATGAAGGAATTGAAGTATCTATTGATGGATTGGAGGAGTCGTCTGGTCCTCATGGTGACGAAAACAATAGCAGAGAAACAGTTGCTCCCGAGTGGGTTAAAGAACTTCGCAGAGTTCATAAAGAAACAGTTCGAGAGAATCGTGAACTACGTGAAAAAATAGCCTCAATAGAAGGGGCTAAACAAAAACCGTTATCAGAATTACCTAAAAAGCCAGAAATGGAAGATTTTAATTATGACCAATATAAATATGAAGAAGCATTAAAAAAATATTGGATGTTGGAATCTGAAGTTGAAAGTAACAGGAAGAAATTAGAATTAGAAAAAGAATCCCAACAAAAAAGTTGGCAAGAAAAAATAGATAATTTTAATAGACAAAAATTGGAACTAAAAGTCCCAGATTTTGAATCTTCTGAAATGATCGTTGAAAATTCTTTTGATGTTACCCAGCAAGGGATAATACTTCAAGGGAGTCAAAACGCGGCTTTATTGGTATATGCTATTGGTAAGAATCCAGATAAAATTAAAGAGTTAAGTTCCATAAAAGACCCGATAAAATTTGCTTTTGCTATTGCAAAGTTGGAGAATAGTTTAAAAGTGACTAATAGAAAAGCACCACCACCAGAAAAATCTGTTCGGGGAGCCGCACCGTCCTCTGGAGTGATTGATTCTAATTTGGAACGATTAAGGGCTGAAGCAGAAAAAACTGGCGACTACAGTAAGGTAGTCGCTTATAAGCGACAGCTTAAGTTTAAAAATTAAATAGGAGTTTATTTACATGGCAAATAGTTTTAGTAAAGAAGAAAGAGTAGCTTTTGAACAAATGCTCGAGGGTTTTGAAGATGCGTTGGTTTTGTCTAAGGTAGTATCTGTATATAGAACAGATTCTTTAACCATGGAAAGAGCTAATAACACAATGTGGCGTCCTCAACCATATATTTCCCAATCGTTTGCGGGCACAGATATGACCGCAAACTTTAAGGATTATATTCAGTTATCTGTGCCCGCTACATTGGGGTTCGGTAGATCCGTTCCCTGGTCGTTGACCGCAACGGAACTAAGGGATGCCTTGCAAGAACGCAGGTTGGGGGAGGCCGCAAAACAAAAACTTGCTTCCGATATAAATGTGGCTTTGATGAATTTAGCTGCTGGTAGTGGTACATTAGTTGTGGCGCGGCCCAGTGCGGCTATGGGGTTTGATGATATAGCCCAAATTGATACTATAATGAATGAACAGGGTGTCCAACCAGAAAATAGATACGCCGCTCTTAGTTCAAATGATTACAATAACATGGCTAGTAATTTAGCTGCTCGTCAAACAATGACGGGAAAACCAGTTACAGCTTATGAAAGGGCTTACGTTGGTAATGTGGCGGGGTTTGAAACGTTCAAGTTAGACTATGCTAATAGTCTAACTCCTTCGCTTGCTGTGGATGTTACAGTTAATGGCGCTAATCAATATTATGTTCCCAAAGCTACTTTGGCGGCCGCTGGCGGAGCTCTGAATAACGTAGATAACAGGTACCAAAATTTGACCGTTACGGTGACCAGTGGAACTATTAAAGTCGGTGATTGTTTTACGATAGCCGGTATTAATGCTTGCCACCATATCACCAAAGGTGATACTGGGCAGCTTAAGACATTTCGGGTAACTAAGATAGTATCTGGAGCGGGTTCCTCTGGTGTTATTGAAATTAGTCCTCCAATAATTTCTGGCACGGGCGGTACAGCGGCTGAAGTTGAATACCAAAATGTGACGGCACCTCCTGCAAATGGGGCGGCAATAAGTTGGATTAACATCGCGCCGGCTAAAGTTAATCCATTCTGGCAAAAAGATGCTTTAGAATTATTACCTGGTCGATATGCTGTTCCCGAGGATGCCGGTACAGCAGTGATGAGGGCAACTACGGAGCAAGGTATAGAGATTGTGTTGCAGAAATTTTATGACATAAATACTATGCGAACAAAATACCGCCTAGACACATTGTTCGGGGTTGTTAACAAACAACCGGAGATGAGCGGAATATTGTTATTCAGTCAATCTGTTTAAAAACGGGGCCGTATTGGCCCCTAAAGGATTAAAATGAAACAACCAACTATGGTTTATAAACATCCAGGTAAACATAAAATACATGGTTCTTATTTTGATTACAAAATAGTTGATATTTCTGAGTTAAAAAAATCTTTGGAGGAAGGGTGGTATTTAACTACTTCTGAAGCTAAAAATCGTAAAGAAGATAATTCTATTAGGCAAGAGTTAGAAAAAGAAGCGGAAGGAATGGGTATTAAATTCCCGCCTAATATAAAAACAGAAACACTAATTAAAAACAGAAACACTAATTAAAAAAATTGAAGAAAAGAAAATTGAAGAAAAGATATTGAAAGAAGGAGATGACCAAAATGGGGTGGAAGAAACGTAATTTGATTGAGCAAGCCTTCGAAGAGATTGGGCTAGCCCCATATGTTTATGATGCTAGCCCTAGCCAGTACCAATCGGCATTATTGAAGTTAGATTCTATGATGGCGGAGTGGAATGCAAACGGCATAAGAATAGGATACCACATCCCTGTTTCTCCGGATGGGAGTGATTTAGAAGAAGAAGCTGGGATCCCTGATTGTGCAAATGGAGCAGTGTATTTAAATCTAGCTATTAGACTAGCCCCCTCATACGGTAAAACAGTATCATCAGAAGCGAAATTTTTAGCGAATGAAGCGTACAATATTTTGATTAATCGAACCGTTTTACCTGTTCCAGAAAAACAATTCCCAAATACTTTATCCCGTGGAGCTGGGAACAAGCCCTGGAGGAATGTGAACAATCCATTTTTGGATCAACCGAGGGATTTAATAGATGTTGGGGATGATAACATACTAGAGTTGGGAAATTAATTAATGACTACAATTGATAAGTTATCCGCGATCAATTCAGACGATATATCGGAATCTGATTTGATCCCATTTTTTAGTAACAAAAACGGTGACGCTAGAAGATTTTCAATCGGTGTTTTTTTAGATTATTTGAAAAAGTCTTTAAATATTGACCAAAATGGTTTTGTTATACAATACGCGGCTCCAACTGTTTCTGAGTCATTAATAACATTGTATAACAATTCGAACAATATATGGTTGGTTTTGACATCTCCGGGGACTTTGGCTAATCTAAATGTAAAACTACCAGATGTGTCCAATTGTGCAGGGGGTCAAGAAATAATGATGACCACTACCAATAATATCACATCACTAGCGGTAAACTTAGCGGGGGCTAATTCTATCGGCGTTCCTTCAACATTAACCCCCACTGCCCCGATCAATTTAAAATTTGAACCGGTTACGAAAACCTGGTATAAGGTATAGAATTATGAGCAAACCATTCAACCCATCTAGGGGAACTAATCAAAGAGTTACAGCAACGGCAACGGCAACAACATTGACCGTCACCCCTGGGACTCATTCATTAAGAATATTGAATGAGGGGGACGGTACTGTATTTTTTACGACATATAAAGCTTCTGATCAAACTTTAGAAGCAACTGTGAACGATACTCCCGTAGGTAAATCAGGTAGTGCTGGTTGTGTGTTAGTAGTGAAAAAGCCTATTGATCATGACACTATTTCAATTATATCTGCAACTGGTGATCAGACAGTGAATTTCCAAATAGGTGAAGATGGGTATTAGAAAAAATGCAAATACCGATCATGAGTGGTATTTACACGGATGGTTGTTCTGATTTTAGATCGGCCTACCCACGGAACATGATACCAGTCCCAAAGGGGAATGGTATTTCTAACGGATATTTAAGACCAGCGTTCGGAATTGATGAATTTTGTCGATCGTCTGGGGTGGATAGGGGGGGTATCAATTGGAAAGGGGAATGCTACAGGGTTATAGCTAATAAATTTGTTAAGGTTACTGATAAAGGTAGGATAATCGAAATAGGTCAAGTTAGTTTAGAGGGAATCCAAGCAAAGTTCGATTATAGTTTTACTAGACTGGCAATAGTTAGCGGCGGCAGGGTGTATTATTATGATGGTATTTCTTTTGTACAGGTTAGTGACCCAGATTTAGGTAAAGTCCATGATGTGTTATTTATAGATGGATATTTTTTATTTTGTGATGATCAATATATTATTGTAACAGAATTATCTAATCCATTATCAATAAACCCGTTGAAATATGGATCCGCTGAAGTTGACCCAGATGTGATAAATTGTATCACAAAAGTTAGAAATGAATTACAAGTGGTTGGAAGGTATTCAATTGAAGCTTTTACTAATATCGGTGGTGATTTATTCCCTTTTCAGCGGATCCCTGGAGCTTATGTGGCCCGTGGTGCTGTTGGTAGAAGAGCCGCAGTTTTTTTTAATGAAATGATCGCATTTGTTGGTGGCGGTAGAAATGAGCCGATAGCGGTATGGATGGCATTGAACGGACAATCACAAAAAATATCAACACGCGAAATTGACCAGATTCTACATGAGTATAATGAAAGTGAACTGTTTAATTGCGTTGTAGAAAAAATGGTAGATAATAGTCACCAATTTTTATTCATACAATTAAAAGATAAAACATTGGTGTATGATTTAAATGCATCATTAGTGGTGAGTGAGCCTATTTGGTTCACTTTAGATAGTGGCTTGCATACCCCGCTAAAGTATAGGGCTATGGGGTTTGTTTGGTGTTATAATAGATGGATTTTTGGTGATCCTACTACAAACAAACTGGGTACTTTTAATCAAAGCCATTCAAACCATTATGGCCGCGAAGTAGGGTGGGATTTTCACACTGCTATACTTTATAACGGCGGTAAAGGTATATTAATCCATGAAATTGAGCTTGTCGCGCTCCCTGGTAGAGTTGATTTTAAAAAAGATCCAGTAATCTGGACGTCATATTCTCTAGATGGTGTTACTTGGAGTCAAGAAACACCTAAAAAAATCGGTCAGTCGGGAGAAAGGAATAAAAGAATAACATGGTTTAAACAAGGGCATATGAGAAATTGGAGGATACAGAAATTTAGAGGGAATTCAGATTCATTTTTATCGTTTGCTAGATTAGAAATAAATGTGGAATCATTATATGTCTAATAGAATAATTCTGAACAGACAACAATTGGAAAGTTTCATAAAAGACCAAAGAACCATAATTGCTTTTGAGCAATTATTTCAGCTTGTTTTTGTTGACCAACCTAGTGAAAATGATTCTTTAGAAATTACGCGGGATACCGGGTTAGCATTAGTGTCATCCTTGTTCGATAAGATACAAGATGTAATAGAATTAATGAAATTGCATAATTTCATTAATCTTGAACAAAAGATAAGTAAAGATAATGAATACCTCCCACCTTTTGTTCAAGATTTTAAAAATAGAAACAATGAATACATAGTAGATAGCAGTGTTTCCGT